TTCATATTTCAAAATTAAATATTTTGAACTTTCTTTTAATTTTAAATATTTAACATTATTTACTTTAATAAAATTAATAATACTATCATCAATTGATTTTCTTATTATTGTATTAAAATTAAAAATATGACAATTAAATGAATAGATACAATCTAAAAATAACAATGAAAGATAAATAAATGTTTTAATTAATTTCATTAAAATTATTAATGTCAATTGTTTTTATATAAATTATTAAATTTGTATTAATTTTATTATATTATTCAAAAAAATGATATATAAATAAACAAAAATAATTGCGAATCCTATGATTTCAACAGCTGATAAGGAGCTATTGCTTAACAAACTTTTTAAGGCTCTTGAAAGCGATGAAAATCTTACGCGTCAAGAGTTTGAAAAGATGGCTGGTAGGATTTATAGCGAAGTGATGAAATCCAACAAGGATGTTGAGAAAAAAGAAGTTGAGAAGGAAAAACGCAAGCCAAATCGTTGGAATTATTATCTTCAACAAAAAATTGCCGAAATGACGAAGGAAGATGAGGACAAGCCCAAAAATGAACGTCGAACAAGTAGGGATATGTTTAAAATTGCTTCTGATTTATGGAATGCTGGCGATAATCTTACCTTTGCGTGATTACTTATCAACAAAAAATACAAAAGAAATGTTTTTGTATTTTAGAAATAAATTAACTAATTTTAATGCTTCTTTAATTTTCTTTTTAATTTACCTCCTAATCTATCTTTAGGTGTTATTATTTCATTACGATTAAATAATTTTGTTAAAACATCAAATACACCTCTTGATTTTTGTGATAATTGTTTATCTTCGTTTTTAGCAAATGATTTTACAGATGATAATAAAGATTTTGGTTTTGTATTATTTGAATTATTTTTTAACGAAGGTGTTTTAATGTTTATTTGTTTTTGAATTTTAGGTTATAAAATTCTTTTTGATTGTGTATATTGTATATGATCTTTATCATCTTTTGTTTTATTAATTTTTAAATTATAAGTATTATTAATACCTCCCATATCCTCTTTAAAATCAAAAATATAATATAATGATAATCCATGATTATGTATTATAAGTTTATTACTACTTTTATGATAAATAGTTAAATTTTTTATATAGTTTGAAATAATATTTTCAATTTCGTCTAAATATAAATTTGTAGTAAAATATATATCTATATTAGATTCATTATGTAATTTTAAAAAATATGAAAGAAATTTTCTTTCACCAATTATTGTAGGTTTTGTTGAAGACATACTATTATAATATTATATTTAATATACGATTGGTTTCTTAACTGGTTTCTTAACTGGTTTCTTCACTGGTTTCTTAACTGGTTTCTTCACTGGCTTCTTCACTGGCTTCTTAACTGGCTTCTTAACTGGTTTTTTTGTTTTACCACCTGTTCTATTTATTGTACTAAACTCGTCTTTTTTATTAAAACCAAGTTTGTTTTTTATACTTTCTAAAAAACTTATTTTTTTAGGTTTATCATCATTTCTTATTGTTGTTATTTTAAATTCATCGTTTTTGGGCGACGATTCTTTATATACATTTTTACGCGGTCTAAATAAAGATAATGAAAATTTTTTACCATTATAATCATTTAATAATGGTAAAAAATTTTCATCATCTTTATCTTTTTTTTCAATAATAAAACTATATCTTTTATTTTTATCAAATATAGTAGATGAGTTAAAATTTAAATAATAATAATTACTATTATATTTTATTAAAATATTAAAAGAATTAATATTTTTATATTTTATATATAATGTTTGATAAAAAACGGACATATTTTTTGATATGCTAAATTGTAATTATATTTTTTAAAATTATTTATTAGTTTATTATTATCAGCTTTCATAATAAACTCATATCTTATACTATTAATATTTTTAGTTGTTATATAAGATATAATTATAGACAATAGATTTTCAAATTGTATAGTATGTAAATAATTTATATTTTCATAATGTCTAATAGTTGGAATATCTAATTGTATTGACATATATATTAATTCTAATATATATATATATATTTAATATACGATTGGCTTCTTCACTGGCTTCTTAACTGGTTTCTTAACTGGTTTCTTAACTGGTTTCTTAACTGGCTTCTTAACTGGTTTCTTAACTGGCTTCTTAACTGGTTTCTTAACTGGCTTCTTAACTGGTTTTTTTGTTTTACCACCAACAACTCTTATATTTGGTTCATGTTGACTACGTCTTATTCTTGATAATATACTTCGAATCGGTGTATGATTAGTAGGTAATACTGGTTGTGTATCATTAGGCATTCTTGTAGAACGTGATAAATTTGGAAATCTTGGTCTAAATTTACTTAAAAATTGTAATGGAAAAATACTTGTTTGTCTTGATTGTTGTGGTTGTGGTTGTAATTGTCTTGATTGTTGTGGTTGATGTATTCGGTTTTTTTCTATTAAATATTTATAAAATATTAATTTATAAAAATAATCTGATTGTTCTTCAAATCGTGCTAAATAATCACGATTATCATTATAACTGAATTGTTTTTTTAATTTTATTGTTATTGTATTATTATTTTTAGTTATTGTTAATGTATTATGTTCTTTTTTAACATGAAAATTTGACTCTCTATATATAAAAAAGATATCATCTATTGAAACATTTAAAGTTATATTATTATTATTATATAAAAGATTATAACTATTTTTAAATATATTAAAAATTTGTTTATAATTTTCGTTTTTTCTAATATCTAATATACGTGAAAAAACTATTTCACGATGTTCTGGAGATGTAATAGGCGGATAAGGACCTGATTGTTGAGTTGATATTGATCTATTGATAGCAATAAAATTCCTTTTATTTTTATTTTCTTTATAATCATAAATCATAAATGTATAATGATTATAATCTATACTTTTAACTTCTAATTGAATATCATAAATAAATGATAATTTATAATTTTCAAAAATTAGATTATTTGTATCATATATATAAACTCGTATCATATTATTCTCACGAAAATCATCTTCATCGTTTGATGTTATTAATCCTAAAATCATTTGTTTAAAATCTTTAATTAAAACATTTGTTTCTGTTTTAAATGTTATAGTATATGGACTACCGATATATTTTAAAAATATTTTATGCTGTTTTAAAAAAAATGTTTTTAAATCAGATTTTTGAATAGTAGTAGTCATATTATTCTAATATTATATATATATATTTAATTTAAACTACTAAAATAGTATTAATTTATAATTAAAATAAAAAAAAAATGATTTTTTATATACTCTTAATGTTCATATAAAATGTCAGCGAACAAGCAGATTGTAGAGAAGATTGGTAACTATCTTAATGATAATGAAGATATTACAAAAAAAGAATTTATTACATTTGTTGGTAATGCTTTTGATGAATGTAAAGGCAAGATTGTAGATGCCGATGAAAAAGTGAAGAAGGAAAAGAAAGATAAGAAGATTAAAGATGAGGAGAAGCCAAAGAAAAATAAGCCAAAGAAGACAAATGACGATGAAGAAGAGAAGCCAAAGAGGGAACTTACAGCTTATCAGTTGTTTGTCAAGGAGCAGATGCCAATTCTAAAAGCAAGAGAAGATGCCAAAGATGACGGCGAAGAGAAGAAAAAGGCAAGTCAATTGATGAAAGAAATTGGCGAATTATGGAAGGCTGACAAAGAGGCAAAAAATTAATTAACATCAAATAAAAAAGATAAGTTTTTTGTCTTTTTTAAATTTAGACTATAATATGTATAAATATAAATATAAATATTTAGGAAGTGGTTCTTATGGATGTGTAATTACTCCAAGTCATTCGTGTGATAATAATAAGAAAGAATTAAACGAACAAAATATATCAAAATTATTTAATTTAAAACAAGAATGGGAGGATGAAATAATTATTCAACAAGAAATAGAAAAAAATATTGATCCAAATAGTAAATTTACAGTTAAAATGATAAATAATTGTAGTTATGAAAATAAAGATTTTTTAAAAGATATTAAAGATTTTTATAATTGTGATTTAATTAACGCAAATACACCAATTATATATCAAATAAATTATGAAAATGGCGGTATTGATTTATTTATTTTAGTTAATAAATATTACAAAAATATTAATATAGAAGTTTTTAAATCATTTATAAATATTTTTGAAGGTGTATCATTATTAAATTCTAAAAATATATGTCATCATGATATTAAACTTGAAAATATTGTTTATAATAGTATTAATAATAAATTTAGTTTAATTGATTTTGGGTTAATGACATTAGAAGATAAAATTTATACTACTTCTTTTTTATTATCAAATAAAAGATGGTTGGATTTCTATAATTTTCCACCTGAATATAGTTTTATATATAATGCTTTACATAATGATAATAAACCGATTAATATTTTGAATATTAATAGTTATAAATATATAAATTATTTTGAAGATGAATTAAATAAAATAAAAATATTTTTATCAACTTTAAAAATAAATAAAAACAAATTATATTTACAAAAAATACTCGATATTAAATCTATTTTTATTTTTGATTATACTTATAAAAAAATAATGATGTCTACTTTATTTAATCCAACTAATAAAGATAATTATATTGAAGATATAATTAAAAAAAATAATACAATAAAACAAAAAATAGATGTTTATATGTTAGGTTTAACATTATATCAATTTGTTTATTTAACTATTTATAATCAAATTAAATCAAATATTTCTATTGATATACCTATAAAAATATTTGATTTAATTAAAAAAATGATTGATATAAATCCAGTTTCACGAATATCAATAGAAAACGCAACAATAGAATATAAAAGTTTATTTACTTAAAAAATGTAACGTTTTTATGAATTTTATTATATATGTTTTACACAATAAAATATTATTAAATACATAACACCATACTATATCTTCATATATTTTTATAAGATTTTTATTAGTATTATCAATAATATATATACTAATAATTCTAATAAGTTCAATATAATTATTCGCAAATAACATATCTATTAATTGAATAATATCAATGTTCATTTTGTTATATTTTCATTACTTATAAAAAATCATTTTTTATATTTAATGAAAAAAAATAAAAAATCATCCCGTGTGGGGCTCGAACCCACGACCATTAGGTTAAAAGCCTAACGCTCTACCTACTGAGCTAACGGGACTTATTTAATTAATGATAAATAATCCTTATATATATTTATTTGGTATGAAAAGCAAAAAAACAGCTTTTGCTTTTTTTATTTTTGCGAAACTACATAGACGTTCTTTGTTTTTTCACAGGTGATTCGAAAATACTGGTAAAGATGATATGAGATGGGATATAATAAGAATTATCCACAGCACCAATAGCACCTTCAACAGCATTATTACACTGCTGGACATTCGAATAAGCGTCAATCATTTCAACAACAGGCATTGAACCGACACGAGAACTCATTGTTTTCGTCGAGTATTATTTATAAATATATAAATCAATTTTTAAATATTATTATATAAATTAATACATTTTTATATATAAAAAATAGAAATAATATTAAAATAAATATTAATATATGTATTCGATAGCAACAATGTGTTGTGGAAATAAATATGAACCAATATTTTTACATTGGGTTAAAAGAATTAGAGAAAGATGTGGAAATGTACCAATTGTATTATTAAATAATTTGGGCATATTAAATAATACCAAATTTAATTTAAACGAGCATGGGATTATTTGGGCAATAAGATTTAAAAACTTTTTAGATTTTATTCAAACAACAAATAATCCTGTTGTTATGTGCGATGTTGATGTTATTATAGAAAAAGATTTACAACAATTAGTAGATTTACCTTATGATATAATAATTTCTAAAGAATCACAAGGTATTAATGCTTATCCAAAACATTGTTCAAATATTCTTGGGTTTGGAGTTTGTGCTGGTTTTGGAATATATAAATTAAGTTCATTAGCTTTTTTAAATAAAATATATGATAATATGGAAAATAAAAAATATGGTAATTACGATGATCAAGTTAATATTATGGAACATATTGTTAATTCAAAACGTAATGTTTATGATTCAAAAATAGTTTTAGATAATAGAGAATATACAAATATAATTATAGAAATAGATGATATAAAAATATGTGTATTAGATTTTGAGATAGTTATTAGAGATCCATTAATTAGCAATGGACAATTTGCTAATCATATTAATATCGATTTTGTAGAAGGGACGGATAATTTTATTAAATATTTTTATAATGATCTTAAAGATTTGCCTTGTACTCGAAAATAATTATTAGATTTATAAATATTCATTTGGTATATAAGAATTGCTTATTTGTCTATGACCTATTTTGAATCTACCTGAATACATAAAATTATTTTTGAAATCATAGCTATTTATATATGAAATTATTTTATTTAAATTACAATCTTTTTTTGGTTTAAGCATTATTAAACCACCTCCAAAATAATCAATTGTTCCTATAAAAGAAACATTTGATTTTCTTGTTAAGTTATAAACATAAATACATTCTTTGCCTATATTACTA